CCCATAATCAAAAATGGACCCGTTATATACAGGATAGAAAGATAGCCCTTGGACTTGCGCTAGAGGAAGATATACGCGACTATTCGCATACACCTATACCAACGGATGCGAATGATGAAATTGCTAGATACCCGAGCCACGAACACAAAAGTAAAGAAAACCCAGAAGAAGCCGAATAGCCATTTTGCCAAGCCGGTACGAATGGCAAGCCTGAGCATGATGCCGGACCACATTATCTGCGCAGGTAGTAAAGCCGCTAACTGTATGGACGCTTGCCTGAAAGAAGCCGGACTTGCGGCAGTGTATGACAGCGTCAACATTGCCCGCCAAGCAAAAACAGATTACTGGCACGCCTACCAAGCCGGATTCCTCGCCCAACTCACTCGCGAATTGTCAAACTTTAAAAAGCTTTGTGATAAGCAAAACGTGCAAGGCGTGGCGCGGCTAAACGTGCTGTCCGATATCCCATGGGAAAAGCATGGTATCCCGCAGCACTTTCCCGACCTGTTTTTTTATGACTACACCAAGCAAGCAAAACGCTTGGGCAACACTCCAGACAATTATCGCCTTATGTTTAGCTACAGCGACCGCCCTCAATACCGTAACCAAGTAGCCGCCGCGCTGCCGAGTGGCGTCCCGATTGCAGTAGTTTTTAAAAATTCAATACCGAGCGAATACCTTGGCCGACCGGTTATTGATGGTGACTTGTCTGATTTGGATAACGTCATGGCCGGTCCCGTCGTCGTTGGGCTTACTGCCAAGGGGCCTGCACTGCATGATGATTCGGGTTTCGTTGTCGACGGCAATATGATCCTACGCGCTGCCGCTTAAACTTTTAAAAAAAGCTTGCAACGGGCTACCGGTATGCGATTATGCGCATGCGGCAAACATTTCGGGCGAGCCGCACGCCCACAATTGGATAAAGTGATATGAATATCGAAAACGAAAAAGGCACGCTGAGCGCGATTCTGGAAAAGATTCAAAACGAAGCCGCACGCAAACAGGATTACATTGCGAAAACGGACGCGCTTCAGGTTCAGACTGTCGACGGGAACACGAACATAGTTCTGGAAGCCAATCGCGGCATGCCAACGATGGAATTCCAGACCAACGAAGTAGCGTTTCAACAACTGGCTAGCAACTGCGATATCGACGTGAGGACCGCCCGCCGGTTACGCGATAATGAAAACTATGCGCCGGAATTCGATAACCTAATTAATAAAATTCTGGTTAATGAACCCAAAAGCAAAATGCTGCGCACTTTTGATGGTGATCAGCCGTTAGTGCGCGCCATTGTCAGCGATAAGTTTAAAACGTTTGACAACGTCGATTTAGTCGAATCTGCGTTGCCGCAGTTAATGGATTCGCCCGCTAATTGGCAGATAGTAAACGGGACGGTTACTGACAACCGCCTTTATATGCGCCTCAAGAGTTTGGTGCAGGTAGCGGAGCCGGCTTTGGGTGATCATATGGCTAACGGTATTCTGCTACGCAATTCCGAAGTCGGTATGGGAAGCGTTGAAGTGCGCCAAATGGTTTTCACTTTGGCATGCCTCAACGGAATGACTAGCAGCAATTTAACCCGTCACACTCACGTAACTAGCGCACGCGGGACCGACGACTGGTCCGTCTTAACCACCGAAGCAAAAGACGCGGATAATCACGCGCTGCAATTAAAACTTAGGGACGTGGTGAGTAGCTATGCCAGCCGAGAAAGCTTTGACCAAACCATCGAGCAAATGAGGATTGCGCACGGGGACGTCGTCGAGAATGGGTTATTGAATCCGAGCGGAGTCGTCGAAAACGTCGTGAAGGTTTTAAGCCTGCCTAAGAAGTCGAGCGCTGACATAATGGCCGGATTGATGCAGACCATTCAGCAATCGGGGTACTCTAATAAACCGATAAGCCGGGCAACAATTGTGAACGCGGTCACTGCCGTTGCGCATACTGCCGATGCGGACAGTGTCGACGATTGGTATTCCAACGGACGCGCCGTTTTAGATCTGCCGCGTAACCAATGGGAAACCATCGCGCAGACGCCTATGGCTGCCTGATCAGGACCGCCAACTAACTCAACAAGCCCGCCATCGTGCGGGCTTTTCTTTTGCATGGGATTAATCTTATACTGAGCGCACGCCACACCGGCGCAATATAGGAAAAACGAAAATGGAAACAGTGATACAGATTCGGCCCGCAAAGCTTTTGCTTAGTTGGCAACACGACCCGCAAAAACAATACCCGTTTTTCGACAAGCCAAACCTCGAAGAAGCTAGCGGATTGATACCCGATTTTTTCGAGCGCGCGTTGTCTTTAACCGAATCCGGTAACCTTGAAACGATTGCCGAGGGCATGGACGAACTTTACCAGTACGGCGGTTTTGCCCAGTACCCGCTCGGCGGGGAGTTGAAAGCAAATGGAACGTATGTCAGTCCATTCGCAGACGACGAAGATTTGCACCCATACGTGGCACTTGCGAGTCTGGACCCGTCCCGATGCGACGTCGAATGTTTTGTGTACCCCTACGGGATCGTCGGGCTGCGCGATAGCAACGGACAGTCTAAAATTGCGAGGTTCGACTAATGGAAAACCAAAAGCCGCAATTTATCGATCATCTAGCCCAGTTCACCACTGACCAACAATCTGCACTTGTGCGGATATTCTGCCGTCACGTGCGTGATACCGATCACCCTTTATACAAAGGCGTCGGTTTTGTTGATTGGGTGGCGAAAGATTGTTACCCGCTACACTTCGACGACTGCGCTATGGCGAACGTGCCCCATATGACAATCGGAATCGAGCGCGACGGGTACGCCCACACTTAACCGATCAACCCGCCCGAACAAGCCCGCCGTCGTGCGGGCTTTTTTTTGGATTTTTTCCCAGTGCAACATGCCGCGCCCCGCCGCCCGATCCCCTTGCCAAACGTACCGCGCACTGCGAGCCGTGCGCCGTGGGACATTTGCACCTGGTCAAAGAGATATCGCATACCAACCGCGCACCGTGGACCGCAGCAACTGCGCATCGATCCGCGCTCCGCGTTCCGCCGCCGCCGGTCCGAGCACCGCGCTTCGCGCGCCGTGGTCTAGGGTCCCCCGCCCAATTGAGGCTAAAACCGGCCAAAAAGCCGCCGATCTTCGAGCACGATCCGCGCGCCGCGCGCGCTGGCGGGCAGCGCCTGTAAGAGCAGGTTTCACGCAAACAGTACGGCTCTGAAACAAATCGCTTTCACTGAATAAAAAAAGTGCTATATTTCGCAAAATTAAGCGGGTTTTATGGGATTTGACGCATGGCCGAAGTGCAGAAAAAAGTAGAGACACGGGGCAGACCAAGGCTCTCTGAAGATACGAGATTGACCGGCAAGCAATTGAAGTTTGTCGAACTGGTCGCCACACGCGAGGGACAGGACACGCTACGAAATCTGGCCGTCGAAGCGGGATTCAGTATCAACGGCGCGCATACACGGGCCTATGAGATGCTCAACCCTAGAAAATCACCCCACATCGTGAAAGCACTCAAGGCACGACGGGCCGAGCTTGCTGAAAAGTACGAAGTGAGCTACGCCCGGCACATCCGCGACTTGCAGCATATCCGTGATGAGGCCATCGCGGCGGGTGCGTACTCTGCTGCTGTTCAGGCTGAGAAAGCGCGCGGCTTGGCCCAAGGCGATATTTACGTGAACAAGTCTGAGGTCCGCCATGGATCGATTGATCAGATGAGTAAAGCCGAGGTCAAGAAGGCTTTGGACGAACTGAAGCGCCAGCTTGGCGAGAAGGTGATCGATGTCGAACCAGACAGAGTCGAGCTTTTGGAGGCAGATCAAGACGGGGCTATCCAGCACTGATGTGGTTTGCACGCGGATCGAGAACAGTAGCACGCAGGGCATACCTGACTTGTTGTTACTCGACCGACAAAGCCAGTTTCACCTGATCGAACTCAAAGTAGCGAAGGGCAATAAGGTTTTGCTCAGTCCGCATCAGGTTTCGTTTGCAACGCGGCACAAGGGCGCTCGCTCGTGGATCGTGGTCAAGAAGGACGACACCGTGCATTTGTACCGCGCGGACCAAGCGATAGAAGTTTTTGAAGACGGCATACGGGTCGCGGCCCACGGCACGTTCACCAAGCCCGTGAACTGGACAGATTTTCTCACCACCATTGAAACGCATAGGGTCCCCCTTGAACCTTGACACTCAAACAGAAGCGGACATTCAGGAACTTCGATTACAGCTTCGTTTGAAGCAATTGGAGAAGGTAGAAACTTGTCAGAATGAATTTTTACCATTTGTACGATCTATGTGGCCGGAGTTCATTGCGGGTAGGCATCACCATTTGA